TTTATTGTAACACCTCTATTCAATAAAGTTTGTATATTCTTTTCCCACAACTTTTCTTGTTTATCATTTTCAAATCTTATTTTAGGATCCCAACTTGTACCCATTCTTTTGTTCAAAGGTCCGTCTATAAATTCAAAGTGTTCATCTTTTAATTTAAAAACTAAATTAGATGTTATACCAAAAGTTTGTCTTTTCCATAAGTCTTTTAATTCATTATGAACTTTTGTCATATGAGAAACAGGTGCTAAAAAAGGTTCACCACCGTGAAACTCTAAGTGTGCAGAATCTAATTCGTTAGGATGATAATCTCTAAATCTTTTAAACCAGTCTATTGTCTTTGTGGGATTGAAATAAATTTTTGCACCGTTTATACCATTAGTAAAACAATGTTTGCAATTTAATTGACAAGTTTCCGTTGTCTTTATATAAAACATCCAATTCATTATTCATAACCTAAACTTAATGCCCAAGTGTCATTATCACTTTCAACTTTATGTTTATTTCCTTTTAATATATGTATGCCATCTCCAAAACCAACCCAATGTTGTTCATCATCTATAAAAACTTTTTTACGACCTTTGACTACATAAAGATAAACATTTGTATCATCTTTGTGCCAATCAAAACTATAACCTTTTTTGTTTTGTACAAATAAATGTACTGTATTAAAATCTATACGTGGAAAATTTGATGTGATAAAAGCATTTGTTTCTATGCCTTCAACTTTGATAGTAGGGAAGTTATCTTTTTTTATTAACCATTCAGAAAATGATAAAGTGTTTTTTACAGAAAAGTCTTTTCCGTCTTTGTCTATATAAAATAATTCATTATTTTCGTATCGTTCATACGATACTACTTCGTTCATCAATTCAGCAATCATAACTGTAATATTTATTACAGTCTACCAACCACGACTTCTATAGTTCCAACTTCTTCACTATTGTAACTTTGTAATGCTTTACCGACAACTGTTCCTAATTTAGGATCATTATCAGCAATACCAACTCCTGATACATCACTTACAACAATCATATCACCTTTATTAATATTACCTTTTACTTTACATTGTACTCTTCCTTGTAAAGCAACATTTAATGCTAATGTATCTGTTAATCCACTATTCATTAAATAAGCAGGTTTTTCTGATATAACACCAGCAACTGCTTTTGTTTTTTCAGTTGCAATAGTAATTTCTTGTGAACCACCAAACATAACAATAGTACCTGGTAAATATTCTTCATCTGATACATATTTCTCTGCTAAGTCGGCATAATTTGCTTGTGAAGCAGTTGTAGATAAAATATTTGTACTTGGATTATAAGTTAAACCTGGATCTGTTTCTAATCCTTGATTACCTGTAGCACCATCGGCAAAAGTTAAGTAAACTGTTTCGTTTAAATTTCCGTTATCTGTTAATTCTACTAACTGAGCAACTGAAGCAGTTCCTGTAATTGTATTTGCTTGTAAAGTATCTACAACTAGTGTATCAGCAGATAAATTTAATTTTGCTGCTCTAATAGTTGTGTCTGCTATATCAGCGTTAACAATTGTTCCATTTGCAATCATTGTACTTGTAACTGTACCAGTATCACCAGTAGTTACAACTGTACCTGTTATGTTAGGTAAAGTAATTGTTCTATCAGCAGTAGGATTTACAACTGTTAAAGTAGTTTCAAAATCATCATTTGTAGAACCTTCAAAAGTTAATGTACCATTTGTTGTTAAAACTAAATTAGCACCTGTAACTGTACTTGAACCTGTAATTGTTGTACCAGAAACAGCGCCTGTAGATGATAAAGATGTTACAGTCGCACCGCCAGTATTGATTGTACCTGTAGTAATTAAATTTTCATTTGAAAAAGATATTGTACCACTTGAATCTGTAATAGAACCTGTTGCAATAGTTAATGTGCCATCTATTAAAGCAGTATCAGTTACCGTTAATTGATTTGAAACAGTAAGATTGTTTGCAATCGTAACATCATTAGGCATTGAAATAGTTAATGTATCAGGAACAGATACAACAGCATTAATTTGATTTGATGTACCTAAAACTGTTAAAGTTTGTCCTGCACCGATTTGTTGTTGAGTAGATGAACTATCTTCAATAAAGATACCAAGTGAAGAAGAAACCTGTGCTGATAATTCGTTAACCGCACCAATGACACTTGTTGCTGAAAGTGATGGATCTAAAGTTGCTATATCACCAAAATCACTTGCCGCAAGTGTATTAAATTGCGTTCTAAATGTTTCTAGTGTATCTGTTATTGCTACTGATCTAACTGCCATTTTTAACTACTTCTTTTATTAAATTTTTTATTTCTCTTAATTCTGCTTTTAGATTATTTATCTCTTTTACAGCATTTCTTATTTCATCACCTTGTTGTTCTCTTGCTCTTGCTCTTGCCATATACATTTTGTATTCACTTTTATTTGTATTAACAATCGCATTTGATCTTGTATCTCTCACTAAACTTTCATAACCTTGTACTTTTAATATAGTCATAAAAATTATACTGCCAGAGCAATACCTCTAAAGTCTTTTATAATTGGTGGATAAGATGTTATCGTACCTTTCATAACTATTTTAATTTGAAAGGCAGTAAAGTCTTCTATTCCAGTTGCTGAATATTTGTATTCTTGGTATGTTTGTGAATCTGAAGCAGGAGTTACTGCAACGTCTTCACTTCCATCACCGTTAAATGGTACATATGATAAGTTTTCAATATCTCTAGGTTCACTTGATGATGTTGTTCTATAGTAAACTTCTATTTCTGAACTTGATTGTACATTAGCAGTTAATCTAATATCTAATGCTGTTGAAGCATTTGCAAGTGTAATAGGTCTTGTTAAATAAACAGCAGACGCAGAACCACCTGTACTTGCCGTTTCAGCAACAAAGTTAGGTGTATTACCAGCAGTAGGATTATTTAATCTATTATGTATAACAAAAGCACTTGCTCTTTGTAAATCTAAAACAGGTGTATGTTTAGTATTGTTTGTACTTAATGTATAGTTTGTTATTATAGATGGTGTTCTTGTACCATTTCCTAAAGTTGCTTGATTAGTTTCATTGACTTCACTTGCTACCATTCTAGGAGATGTAAAGTAAATGTTATCGTTTGTAACAATAGCTTCTGCTTCAGAAGCAGATTGTCTGCTAAATTCTGTTTCTGATCCGTGTATACCTCTACCACTTGTTGTTCTTAAAGTTGTTGCAATAGAAGTACCAGGTATTGCAAGTGTTGAAACATTTATATTCAATACATCAAATAATCTGTTTTGTGAAGCAGTTACAGCACTTCCACCAATATCACCTGTAGCAGTTGCGTTTCCTGTTAAAGTAATATCGTAACTATCTAACGTAACATTTGAAATAGATGTGTGAGTAGCATTAATTTCGTTTTGTACAATACCATTAATACCTGAAGAAGGTACGCCTGAAATTGTAACTCTATTTGTTAGACCGTGCATTCCGTGATTTTTGTGGAATACTCTTACAACATTTGAACCGTTTGTTGTTCTAATAGGATTAGATGATAATGTTCTAACAGGAAGAGTTGCATTTGATAACGTAACTGTACCTGGAGTAGAACTAAATTCTGCTCTTTTAATTTTAAATTTCAAGTCTTCGTTTTGATCAGCAGTCCAAGTAGAACCGTTTTGTGATTTAAATAAAACACCTGCATAAGGTTGTTGAGATATTGTTCTATTTGAACCAATAACTGTTTCACCTAATCTACTTGCATAAACTAGATACTTGTCTGAATTTGCTAATAATACAAAACAGTATTCAATGTTTTCTTGTATGAATACAGGACTAGAGAATGTAAATGTAGTTGCTGTTGTACCGTCAGCACTTGTATTAACAGAACCAGGATTTAAACTAACTTCCGAGAATGGTAATATTTTATTTCCAGGATAACCGTTTATAACTTCTCTTATTTGTAATGATACTGGAATGTTGTCATCTTTTGAACTAAAGAAAATATCTATAGATGTTAAGAACACACCACCTTCATCATCAATTAAGAATGTTTGTGCTAGTGGATCTACCCAACCAACTGTTCTTGTAGATTGTCTTGTAGATGATCTAGCGATTGATCTTGTTTCATTTGTACTTTCTCTAACAACTGTAGGTTCTCTTGTAGAGATAATTGTATTTTGTACAGTTTCTAATAATCCTCTTGCTACGTAATCTGATTCAGCAGCAGTTTCTACATCTGTTCTACCATCTGTTGATGAACTTGTTAATCTGAATACTCTTGTACCTGCTCTCCATCTAGGATTTGCGTCAACTTTAGGATCAGGTATTGCGAATGTTCCAGATACAGAACCGTTATTATCTGTAACTAAAGAACCACCTAATGCACCACCTGATGGTGTTACGTATGCGGTAATATCAATGTTATCAAAGAATGGATAAACTCTTGTATTTGGTTTCATTCTAGTAGCAGTAAATTCTACATCTCTACTTCTAATAAATGGAACAAAGGCAACTGATATAATTCTGTCACCAATACTATTTCTAATTGTTTGAGGTACGATTGTTTGTCTAACACCTGTTCTTGTTTGAGAAACAGCAGTAATAGATTCAATTTCAGTTTCTCTAAATACTCTACGACCTGCTCTTAATTCTCCTGAAGTATCTCTACTTGCAATATCAACTGGTGTTCCTGTCCAAGAATCTTGCCATTCATTCCATATTGTACCAATTTCAAATCCAGACAATGCACTATTTCCTAAATTTGAAGCAAGTGTGTCAAAACCACCTACGTTGTTGATGACTAATTCTGGTGCTCTTTCTGTTTCTTTCCATTCGTCTGTTTCTGGTGTTAACTGAATAGAACCAGTAAAGTTTCTAATATCAAATGGGTTAACATTTAAAGTTTTACTTGCAAATGGTTGATCTATTAAAGTTGATTCTGTGTATGGTAAAGTAATCAAGTCTCCAGTTTTTTGATAATTAGCAGCTGTTCTATCAGCGGCAACAATTGCTGTTCCATCATCATCTGTTTCAACTAATGAAACGGCATCCTCATTAAAGATAGGTCTTAATTCACCTCTTGCCATATCAATCGCACATTTATAATCTACGTTACCTGGATCACCAATGTTGTGACCTGTAAAGTTATCTACAACAAATCCATTTTTAAATCTATCAAATCCACTTGCGTCTTGGATTTGTAAATTTTGTGCTTGTGTTTCTAATAGAGATAATTGAGTATAGTATTCTAAGTTTTCTATTCTGTCTTGTAATTTACCAATATCTCTCATTGTAAATCTTCTATTATCAATCTTCTTAATTGTTACATCTTCGGTTGATAATGTGTAAGCAGGAATTTCTAATGTGTAAAGGTGCATTGCGCCTGCAACATCTAAAGGTGTTTGTGGAACTAATGCAGAATTACCTTTTGAAACTTTAAAGTTACCTTCTTTGTCTAAAAAGATTTTATCTATTCTTGGTAAGTAATATTCAAAGTCATTTGACATATCAGAACCAAATTCAATATAATTAATAACTGAAGCACCTGTACCGTCAAACGATCTTTCGTAATTTGCACCTGAAGTAGAACCAGGAATAGTTGAAGCGTCATCTACACGAGGTCTTAAATCAATACAATCTCTTAAATCGTATTCTTTACCTGTTGTATCTGAAACGTAAGTATAAATCTGTTCATAGTCAATACTACCTGTATATGAATCTACAGCAAAGTATTCACCAGTACCGTGTTCAAAGAAATCAAAGTCAACATATAATTGACCTGTAGGTGTTAATTCACCTGTTTTTAAAACTAATCTACCAATATCATAATAATTATCTCTTTGACCATTGTCTAAATCAAATCTACTTGTTATATTTGTGCTACTAGAAGTTGCAGCTGTTGAAAAATCAGCAGACATATAAACAGCATTTACTCGTAATATGTCAGCTCTTTTTAATCTTATTGTTCCACTTTCTATTTCTGTTTGACTAGATATATTAGGCAAACCTACAACAGATGTGGATGCTGTTAATGTTTTAGTTTTTAAATCACCAATTGATTTAGATATTGTTGCTAAAATTTTTATTTTATGTCCTTGATAATTTGCACCAAAGTCAAATTTTAATGTTTTACCTACAGGAGATCCACCTGCTTCAAAGATAGCATCACCTTCGTGGTTGTTACCACTTAAACTTAATACATCACCAAGAGCACCTGTTGATCCTGCACCTAATACAACGATAGATACAACAAAGTCTTTTTCTAATAGTGAAGCAAAAGTTTCATTTGTACCAGCAGTTATAGTTGCGTCACCATTAGCAGATAGTGTAGCAGTAAATTGTTTTCTATAAGAATAGTTTGTATCTGAAGCACCGCCGTTAGCAGTTGTATTTAATGTTTTAATTTTTTTATAAGGTAACTGAAATATTGAAATGTTTTTATTTGATCCGTTTAACTTACTTCTTTTTCTATAAAATACATTTGATGTTGTTACGTCTGATCCGCCTACAGCAGAAGATAAAGTTATACTTGTATTAGATATTATTGCCTCAACATTTTTTGAAATTGTTGTACCTGCGTCTGTATCAAAAGTAATTTCATCACCTACTTTTAATTCAGTTAAAAAAGAAGTACCTGAACCTATCAATGCGGTTGAACTGTTTACAATTGAAACAAGACCTGTTAATTCTGTTACATCTCCGTAAGTTGAGTCTAATGCTGTATCAGCAGTATAAGAAATTAAAGTGCCACCTGCCATACCAACTTGTTTAACAGCAGAAAATTCGTGTGATCTTACTGCTTTAAATCCTACAGCGTCTGATTGAATTACAGCAGTGTTACTTCCGTCTGTAATTGTTTCTCCTGCAACAAATGTCCCGTTTACAGATGAAACTACTACAACACCGTGAATTGCATTACCAGCCGATGAAAAAGAAGTTATATTAGTTGCTGTTGTTCCATTTGATTCATATAATTCAAAAGTATTTGTATCTGGATTTCTAACTGTAAATATATCACTAGTTGTAATAGCAGTAGAATTATTTTCAGCACTTATAGCACTAAATTTAATTTGTTGTCCTTCTCTAAATTTATGACCTGTAGCAGTTACAACACCTGGACTTGCAACTGTAATACTAGAAACAGCAGTTGCTTCAGTTGTTGAAGAATTGTGTACATAACCTGTAGCACCTGAAGTGTTACCAGTTATTCGATCTCCAGCAGAATAAGATTGATTTGATAAAATGTTTAAGTGAGTAAACATCTCTATATCAAATAGATAATGTTTATATACTGCTGATGTAGCAGACGAACTAGCAAAAATATTTGCACTTGCAGGTCCTGTTACATATTCAAATCCTCTGGATTTAGCACGACCAAGTTGATAAACTGTTGAACCAGATCCTGTATTTTGTGTTCCTCGAGCAGATGTAGGATAAGCATATAAGTTTACTGCTTTAAGTGCCTCAACATCTCCAGAAACAAAACCTATATCTGGTGCATTGTAAATGTTTGTAACGTGTACATAGTTTTGTAAATCTATTCTTGTATTGAAATTATTTTGAGTAGCAAAATCTCTTGCTTTGTCAACATTTAAAAATGTTGTTCCGATTGTAGAGATTTCATATCCTTGAACATATGCTTTTCCTGGTGATAAACCTGCAGCCATAAGTGCTTCATTACCGCCTTGTGCTAATGTATAGATACCTCTATTATTACCGTCAACGATATGTTCTCTTAAATCTAAATCAAAATCTCTAACTGTATAATCGCCAGATTCGTCAAATGTTCTTCTAGCAAATGTATCTTCTAATACAGCATATTCAGTTGTTCTAACTTGGTTTTGTAAAATACCGTTTCTTAATCTTAATAACTCAACAAAGTTTGCGTCATCCGAACTTGTAATAATTCTTTTTTGTAAAGTTAAATTAATTTTAAATCTATCAGCACCAGGAGCATTTACGTTTGAACTTCCTTGTGCGTTATCTAATAAACTATTATCGTCTGTAGAAGCAACAAAAGATTCTGTTACTAATAGTCCTACTCGATATGAAGGAGTGTTTGTATATTTGTCAAGTATAACAGTTTGATTGTCTACCTTAACGTGAAATCCGTTGATGTAATAAACACCTTCAGCAACTTCCGCAGCAGAACCTGTAGCAGTTGAATTAACAACAGCACTAAATCCACCACTTACTAAAACTCCAGCAGTTGAACTTTCGTTTATTGTTTCTGAGTCAGAAAATGCAATTGCAGTATTTGAAGAACCAGAGTTTAAATATTTAACAAATAAAGTATCAGGATCAACACCGTCTGTTACAACTGAATTTACAATTGTTCCTAAAACACCAGATGTTGCACCTTTAAATGTTTTACCAACAAAGTTTGAAAGTGTTGCTGAACCAGAGAAACTTGTTAATTTAATAGCACGATAATCCAAGTCGTAAGAAATCTCACCTGGAATAACCATCGCACCCTTTTCAAAGAAGTGGTCAGATATTCTTTCAATCTGATTTTGTAAAATTGATTGTGATTGTGTTAACTCTCTTGCCTGGACAGCAAATGCAGGTCGAAAAAGTATTCTATGAAACTTTTTACTTTCAGCATAGTCATCATAATAAGGCGTGAGGTTAAAGTCAGTTGGACTTGGCATTTATTTCCCTCTAAAACTCAATTATCAGTTTAATATTTTCGGTTTGATCTGAAGCTCTACTGATTGGTGCTCTATTTTCAATATACATTACGTCTCCTGTATCAGCGTCTAATTCTGAAACAGAATATCCGCCTGTAAATACAACATTGTTAACTGTTGATGTAATTGATGTATCAGGTGTTCCAGTAGCACTTGAACTAGCACCTGTAATTACAGCAGCAGTAGAAAATGCTGTCAGATTTCCGTTACTATCTACTCCCTCGTCTGTAAATCTTGGTTGTATATAATATAAAATTCTATTTGTAGCATCCCATTCTACAACTTTACCTACAGCACCAGTCGTTGCTTGAGTAATCTTTTCATCAACTGTAAATGTGCCTGGAGTAGGAGAACTTGCAAATCTAACTGCTTTAGTTGCTCTTAATGTTGTTGCTGAAGCAGCAGAACCACCTGAAAGTGGATCACGTATTAAAACTATTTTTCTAAAATTATTTTCTACAGTATAGTCGCCAGAATTAGCAGATTCAGTTCCTTCTAAATTTTGATTTAACATAATAAAGAAACCACCTAATTCTTCTACAGCGTTTGCACCGTGTCCATCTTTTGGTGGAATAATTACATCTAATTCAGCACCTGTTAATGCACCAGCACCAGCAGAATTAATATCTGCAAGTCTAATATATCCGTATGTATAATTTAATCCAGCAGTTGTAACTGTAACACTTGAAACAGAACCAGAAGAAACAACTACAGAAACGACACCGCCTGATCCATCACCTCTTATTGGAATACTTGTATGTGTTCCGTTTGTTCCGCCTGTACCAGCAGATTTAACAATAACGGTATCAATTGCACCGTTAAGAGCAGCAGATTGTACACCTGAATCGGATGCAACTGCCATAAAATCTGTAGATAAGAAATTTGCAACTTGTGAAGATGATAATGTGTACATATATTTCCATACGTAACCATCACCTGTAGTTTGTGTTGCTGATGGTGATGTTGTTGTAGGTTCATCATTGACAGCACCACCGTTAGCATTGTTTAAACATTTATAAACTCTATTAGCGGCAGTCTTTACATAAAAAGTAGCGTCATATAAATTTGAAGCACCACTTGTTGAAGTTTTTGCTGTTGTTGTACCTGTAATGTATCTACCATAGTCGTGTCTGTACATATCATATACAGCACCACTTGTCCAGTTTCTTCTTGGAATAACTTTTGATATATCTGAACTTGTAATTTTTTTAACTGCCAGTAAATCGTCAAAAGTATAAAATTCTTCTACGACTGAATCTGTAGGTGTTGGTGAAGCAGAATCCGTACCTTCGTTTTCTGTTCTTCCGTCTGGTCTAGTAGAAGTAGTAAAATCTTGTGGTCTACCAATTCCTAAGTAATAAACATTAGGTGCAGCTTCTGAAAATGATTCAAAAAACTGTTCCGAATTGTGTATTCTAAACTTATTTGTTATAATTGCTGGCATAATCTTTTATTCTTTCTTACTATTTATACATCTTTCATTAAGGTTTTGTCGGCCACGTAATAGAATTACATTGTTCTACAGTTGTTACACCGTTTGTAATATCTCTTAAAGCCTGTCTGTAAGTAATCATTTCTGCTGATAAAGTATTGTCTGATAAAGCAAGATAATCAGTTGCTTTTATTAAAGCATCCCTTTTTCTTCTTACATCAGCAATTGCTCTATCAAAAGCACCTGCAGCCCAAGTTGCCTCTTCAGCATCTCTAGCCGCTTCTTCTTCAGCAGTAAACTGAACTTGTACACCGTTTACTAACTTAAATCTTGGCATTGTTGTTCTCCTTTTTAATATTATTTATTGTCATTTTTTTATAAAATTCCAAACATTTGTATTGTACCATCAAATGTTCCTGTGTTAATTTGAAAATCTATTGCATTAACTGCTGACGTAGTGTTTCCATATCCAGCAACAAAAGTTTCAAAGCAATATATTTGTGAAAGAACATCTTTATATGGATAAACATTGTTTGAAAAAAAATGTTTAACGTAAGTTGTTGAACTAGGATTGAATAAACTAAGTGTTCCTGATAACGAACCATCACTTTCGTTTGTTATACCAACACCACTCTCTCTAGTTAAAGGTTGATATGCTGTGCTTTGTGCTAAATCAGGACTACTTTCATAATTTAAACCAAAAGAAGCATTATTTTCTAAATGATAAGATTGAAACCAAGTGCTAGTTTTAGTTACATTATAATTACTACCACCATCTGTTGACATATTAAATTGAAAAACTGCATCATCAGTAGATGGGTGTATATTATTAAATACAAACATATACTCTTTATAGGTACTGTCTATTCCAGTTGTAAAACTTATTGAAGAACTTCCACTTGC